GACCGACCCAACCGCTCCACTACCGCCAACACCTGAGAGCGCTATAGTGATATTAGGCCCGACAGACCCTACACTACCAATTGCTCCATCGCCCGTACCAGCCTCAGACTCAACCGCTACGACTGTCCCTACATTTCCTACGCCACCTACGCCCGTTAAAGCGATGGTGATATTGGGGCCAACTGATCCTACATTACCCGAGGCTGGGTCTCCTGTGAGTGGTAGAGTACCGCCCCAAGCTCCATCACCCCAGTTGCCATAGCCCCATGTTAATGCCATACATTATGTTGTGGACAAACGTAGTAATGCTGAAGATGTCGAGTTGGAAGGCATGGTCAATGTAAACGTACCCGCCGTGATGGTCTGAGAACCAAAGGTATGAACGCTCACTGCCTTATTTGAAGCACTGGAGTTGTAAAGCAAAACAGCATCAAAGGCGGTGTTTACTGTCAAAGCTGTCCACTGAAAGCTCGCAGTAGGAGTCCAATAAGCCACGCCCGCCGTAGAAGATGAGTTGGTAGCAATCGGACTTGTACCATTTGTCACCGTCACACCACCAGCCGTATATCCAGTACCTGAAGTGTTGGTCACCTCACCAGTAGTAGAGTACGCAGTTGTGGCCGCATTGACAGTAGCAGATGCAAAGTACAACGCTGCTTTGAATGTATTACCTGTACCAGTGGTAAAGTTGTGAGTGGCTGTCATCAGCTCACCCATGAAAGAGGTACACATTGATTGCTGATTCGCCATTTTAAGCTCCTTAGAATGTTTCTACCGTACCCGAAACAAGGGACGGCATTTGTTTTAAAGTCACATGAGCAGAACGGTGAACCAACTCACCATCAAGATAGTACTCATCCCATGTTGTGTACTCAATATCATTGTCGATAAACCCGGGTCTATGCTCCAACAATGAAGTATCCATGTCGCCTTTGGTAGTTGTGATAATCATGCGATCCTCATTATTGCATTAGTGCTGTTTATGGCAGGCATTGTGACTGTGAACGAGTTAGCACAAGTTTTATCTGCGCCAAAATCCAATAGAAAAACTGAAGCATTATTTTGACTTGAATTGTAAATCAAAGCACCACGAGCTGTAAACGCCGCTGGGCTCCACACTACATTTGCAAAAGACCAATAGGCCACTGTGCCACCTAAAGAACCAGACGTTGGAGTTTGATTAATTGTCAAAATCTGTCCGCCTTGCGTATAACCTGTTCCAACTACCTCCCCAACAAGTTGGGTAGAGTACTGCGTTGTGGTCGCATTCAACGTGGCCGCTGACGTAAATAGTGCAATTTTGAACGTGTTGGGATTGGTGGGCCCAAAGTTGTGTAAACCTTGAGCTATTTGAACTCTGAAGCTGGTCGTGGCAGTCTGGACTATGCTCATGTGACCGCCTGCCTAAATTGTGGAGTGCGGTATGCATCTTGACGCTCCATACCATCACCAAGACGTTTAGCAAGAGCTAATGCCTCAATGTACTTTTGATTGTAAAGCGCCATCATGTCTTGCTCACCCTTCATGAAGGTATAAGCCTCGACAAGAGATCCATACAAAAGCACGGTATCAAAGTTGTCCCCAAGCCAAGAAGTACCACTTGGGTTGTTAGTGGTATCTGCGATTGAAACTGGGTAATAGTAATAATGCAACTCAGCGGTATAAGCAGTGTCAGGAGTGGGGCCCAGTATGAAAGACAATTCATTGGTGATTGCCCCGCTAACGACTGCTGGCCCAAACAAAGCATAGTACTGCGGTGTTCCGTAGGAGTTTGGAAACCCATAGGCTTCACGAATGAAATTGACGTCTTTGTTGAGTAAATACTGAAACTGGCCTTGGAACGTCACTGTTCCTGATACTGCGCCAGTGTTGATTGCAGATAATGCTATTGTGGTTCCTGAAATACTCGTCACATACGCATTAGATGCTATACCTGTTCCTTGCGCCAACTGGCCCACAACAATACCTGAATTGCTATTTACAGTGATCGTAAGGGCGCCAGAAGAGCCTGTAGCGGTCGTGGATGCAGTTGTGTAGATAGCCAGTGAGTAAGGCGCCAAAAAGTCCGTAGGAGACGCTAGATATTGGTTGTTGGGGCTTACCGATCCCGTCACGTTTTTTCGCAATGACGGGAACTGCACCGAGTTATAAATACGCTGTTCAGCTTGCTCAACAAACGTAGGAATATCCGCTACGAAAGTAGTCTCGTAGTTCTGCGTGTAATCCTGAATGTTTTGCTTGAGCTGGGCGTAGTTCATGCCATCGGGCCTCTTGCCATCACACCTTTAGTCGCTGCACCTGTGCCACGAATCTTGATGCCGTCTTCTTTGACGCGGTCATCCATCGTAATAGACACGCCCATCAAAGGAACCCAGTTCTTTTTCTTCTGGAACTCTGGTTCTGTGAATGCATCGGCTGGTCCAACAGGACGGCCTTTCATATCATGCGGTTTTGCATACTCATCAGCAGTGCCATTATTAACATCACGCGCGCGATGAATAGCAGGACTATTTTTTTTGGTGGGTTTAACTTCTGGTTTCATTATTTGCTCCCAGGTTTTTGATTATGAGCGCGAGCCAAATTGCGGCCAACAGCTCTCATGGCTTTACCAGTGACACCACCCTTGGCCATCTTGTGGATTTTTCCACCCTTCTTGAGTTTACTCAAATCAGTGTGTTTGCCAGGATGTTCCTGCTTATCGTGCATACCAAAAGCCTTTTTGATTAGCTTTTTGTCTTCCTTGATGTCATCATGTTTCATTTCAAACTCCTACGTTGTAACTATTGTGACTGTACCAATTTGCACCTGTAGAAGCAAATCATTTTGAGTCAAAGGAACATCAAATTGACTGGCACCACCCACAGGGTTCCACCCCCACTGAAATACTCTACTGCCTTCTCCAATACTACCTGTGGACGTTGTGCCAGAAGCGTAATAAGTGGTGTCAGGACGCGGATCACGCACCCCTTGAGGGTCATCTACTGGGTACATACCCAATTGCAACTGAGGTTGATCTGGATCCCAACAGGCTGGACAGACTTTTAAATCATAAACCTTGGTCTTGATGATCTCTTTTTTGAGCTCTGTCAGTTTAAATTGAAATCCGCACCGATCACACTCGGCAATCGAGTTCTTGCCAGAGGAAAATCGGTTACCCATTACGAATAACCCCCACCAATGTACATTCTGCGAGGTACAAAACGCACCGCCGCCTTCTCATGGTCTTCGCCAGCTGCTAATTCCCACGCCTCATCATATTGAGACTTCAAAATTGGCAATCTTTCCAGTCCGCCTGGCACTTTTAACGCCATGTAATACGATAAACCACTCACCATAGCGGTAATAAACCGAAAAGGGACATCCATAATGTTGGTACCGCTACCAACATCTTGCATTCTACGCATTCTCCAGTAGACAAACTGGTATGTATTGGCACCATCGGGTGTTGGCCATACAGTGATACTGTTCTTTTGGTTTAAAAGCAGTGGTGTGCCAGCCACATGAGTGGCTGCAGTCGTATTACCTTGGCCACGAGTGCAGTTTAAGAGGTACGCGGGGTTACCATTGGCAGCAACTTGCAACTCATTCCATCCAATCAGTTCATTATCAAGTGTAATCCAGCCCGCATTTGGCAATCCAGCCACCCCGCTGATGGCAATTTGAGTGTCACTAGTGCCAACAGCAGAATTAACAGTAATTCCAGTAGGTTGAGAGTTGGCTGTAAGACGCTGAATCCATACCTGAATTGGGCGTCCTTGAATTAATTTGTTGGGTATCGTTGCATAAGTTGGCATGCTTATGCGTGTAATCGTTAAATCAGCTTGGTTTGATGGCTGATTTTGTTGCGTTCTAATAACGTGATCCAATAGATCAACGGTATCATCTGGCAACGCATAAGTTGGTTGGCCTTGAACAAGATTAATAACATCTTGCTCAAATGTCCACATGTTAATTCCGCGATTTGCCCAGTCTGTAAAAAGCAAATTCAATGATCTTCTGGCTGTTTTAATGTCATATCCGGTACGGGATTCACCGCCACAACGCTCAAAAGCCTCCTCGACTAACTCGGGAAGCTGTAGATTAAACGTTGATAAACCAGATGTTTGTGCCATTATTTAGCCGCTCTCATGTTGTCTATCAGATTTGGGTAAGGTCTACCCGCCGCTTTTGCAGCTTTCTTTGCGGCAGCTTTTTTAGCGGGGCTTAGCTTCTTGGGTTTTCCTAAACCTTTGGGTCTAGGCTTATCCCAAACTTCACCACCCTTTTTGTAGACAGATACATCGTTCGGATTATCCTTGCGATGTATCGTTTTTCTACCAGGCATTTTGGACGGGTTGATATCACCCATTCCGCGGCTTGCCATCATTTTTTAGCCATCCCGCCACCACACATTACGATGTGGCCTTTGGTGTGTCCCTTCTCGCAACAACCATCAGCACGCTCGCTTGCACGATGAGCAGAACCGCCCTTTTTCATGCCACCAGGACGTTTTGCAGCCAACAAGGGGTTGATGGGCATGCGGCCTGCCATAGGCGTTCTGGAACGCATTGGAGCAGCCGCAGGCGCCATTTGATTCATCATCATTGGATTCATTGGCATGATAATCTCCTTATTTGGATTCTTGGTGCTTGTGCATGTGCTCTACGATTTCATGATGCTTGTGATGGCCAGCAGCATGCTCTCCGTAGTGGTGATGATGGTGAACATGTCCACCAGCTTCATGTTCCTTCATGTGATGTACATGGTGTTTGTGCTCATGAGGATGTTCGTGTCCAACTGGATGAACGTGCTTATGATGTTCGTGATGATGTTTCATGATGTCCTCACTTCTTGTGATGATGTTTAGCGTGGCCACCACGCTTCATACCCGTTGTAGAACCAGCCATCTTGGGCTCCATACCTCTGGTGTGACCACGCTCTTGAACAGAGTGTTCGCCATGTGCGCGCATACCGCCTTCTTTGACTTTTCCCATCTTGGCTGTAGTCATACCCTTTTTCTCTTCAACACCGTGCATTCCAGTGACTCCACCGGTAGCCATTTTTTTAACATGACCGCCGTGTTTCATCGCTTCTTTCAAGTGATGATGAGCCATTTTCATGTGATGATGATGCATTTCGTGCTTTTCCATATTTCCACCTTGTTTAAATGTGCGGCCTTTGTCCGCTTTACTGAACTCTTGCCCCACATTTTGAGGGACCCCTACTTTCTTGGCGAACGATGGATTGTGAGCCACCGCCTCCATGAATCTGTGTTGTTTTGCGCTTGTGCTTGGCATTATCTCATCCTTCCTCTGGTATGGCCGCGTTGAGCAATTCCATCGCCACGTTTAGATGTTTTGGTTTGTTTAAACTTTATTGTGATACTTTTATCACCGCGTTTTTCAGCCGCCTTAACAGCCGCAGATGCGCTTTTATAATGTTTAATCTTGCCGCCTTTTTTCATCCCCTCAGATCCGCTTGATCCGGCAAATTGACCTTGATCTCCCATTCCGGGAGCTGCAAATCTACCAACATCAGAATCTTCATTAACGCGATCCATTGCATCTTGTCTTGCGCCAGGATACTTTCCAATAATATATTTGCCTTTTCCTGTGACACTGTTAACGTCATTCTGAATAGCTCTATACATCTCTTTGGGTGACAACTTGTTGCTACCCATTGGAATATCTGCAACGTCCTTTTCTGGACCCGCAAGCATCTCAACCAATTCCTGGGGTGTTGCATAAGATATTGGTTTAGTAGCCATATTAGATTATCCTTCCTTTGGTATGTCCTCTAATGGCACAGCCATCAGCACAATTCCAAGCCCGAAGGCTTTTGTTAATCCGACTGTTTGGATCTTTGGCTGTCTTCTCTGAAGTCAGCTTGGCTTTCATTCCTGACATTCTGGCGCAAAAAGACGTCTTCCTTGATCCGCCCTCGGGTTGAGGAGGCTTTAAATGCATCCCCTCCCTCGCGGCTGACGCTCTTCCTTTGGCGTTTAGCCCGCCATTCTTGTTCTTCCCTTCCGCTCTTTGCCATGCTGGAGTTGCCATGATTAACCATTCAAAATCAAATAGCCCTCTTGCGAAACCGTTAAGGCCGCAGTACCAGTACTGGCTTTTGCTTGCAATTGGATGTCCGTTTTTTCCGCCACAGCTCTGGGCATGACCCGTTGCGTATGGTAGTTGTTTGTAAACGGAGCAATGATCGTAACAGTGGATACACCAGTGTTAGTTGTTTGGTAATTTTGATACGTCGCAAAACCAGCAGGATTAGCATTCAAGCTAGTATTGATGTCAATACGGCTTAAATAAAACGTATAGCCCGCAGGTACGGTATAGATGCCCATCAAAGTGCGACCGTTGCCAGCTAAAATTTCCGCATACAAAGTTGTATCAGATGTATCTTTTAGCGTGATGTTACCAGTGGGTGCGCCGGTGGTTACTGACATGCTATTGATACGGAGGTACGATTTCACTGTAGTCACAGCGGTCGTTCCGTTCAGCTTTATAGTTTCAGAAATTTGGTTATAGTTTGCATCCAGCCCATTGATAAGAACAAACGTATTTGTCTTGTCATCGCCACTGTTAACAGAACTAGCAACGTGCATTTGAATTGCAGACGATGGAAAAGTGTAGGTGGTATTGCCTTCCCACACAGGAACAAACGATGTGCCTACTGCTGATTGATAGCCATAAATGTTCAGGACACTATGTCCGTAAATTTGGCCACGCGCAACCTGTAAATCAAACGGTTCGTAAAGCGCTTGTCTTGTAATTGAATTAACGATGTTGCCCGTGCTGGGTACACCATTTGGACTTTGTGCCATGAATAATCTCCTTAATTAAAGACGGGGGCCGAAGCCCCCAGAAGATCAGTCGAAGTTACCGTAGGGGTAAGTTGTCAAGTTGCCAATATTGGGGTCGTTCTGTGCGTAGCGCATTGTAAAGTTGAACTTACCGCCAGTAGGAGCCGCAACACTTGTACCAGTAATGGACAATGTAAACACAACTTGAGAGAAGAAGCTAGGCTGTGTACCAACTTGGGGGTTTTGAATATCCGAAGTTGTGGCAGTCATGTTCAACAAATTTGTGCCAGTGAAAGTGATGGTTTGACGACCAGCAGTACCCACTGTGGTTGTGCCAAGAGCAGCAGTAGCGTAAACAGGTGTTCCGCCACCAGCAGTGTAGTTGTTAGAAACAAACACGCTTACATTGCTCAATGTTGCGCCGCCCTCGCCAGTAATGGCAGAGATGTAATCAATATCAAAAGTAATGATCTGGCTATTGATAGGCACATACATTACCACGCCACGATATACTTGAGTAGATGTATCAGCAGGTAGAGTCTGTACTGTTGGGCCAGTAGTTAGAAAAGTAGAACTAGGTGTATATACAACACCTTGCAAATTGGGGATGGTATTGGAAGAAACAAACTGTCCTGAACCACCGCTGTAACCAACAGTGCCAACAGTTGTGTTTGATAAATCAATATAGCAGTCTTGCTCTAAAACTGTATATCCAATATCTCTAAGAGGGCCAAAACGCTGGTCACCAGATATGATTGGCCCATCAAAAGTACTACGTCCCATGATAATTCCTTATGCAAAAGTCTCTTGTTAATCGTTGCATCGTGACCCCTGGGCGGGCTGGCAACAAGAGAAAAAATCCCA